TAGGAAGCTTTGAGGCAGTCACGGCGCTGTTACTCGTCTTGATCTCTGGCCTGATCGTACCTGCGTTGACGATAATCGTCGTCATCTAGGGGACCCGTAGGGGCGTCGAAAAGGCTCGGAGCTAGTAGGGTAGCGCCCCCGTCCCGATAGCGCCCCGTAGGGGGTATTCCAGCGCTGCGCGGGGCGTTCTCTACCGGGACCGGAACCGGGACCGGGTTCTCCCGCCGCTCTAGCTCGATCAACTTCTCCAAGAAGTGCTTCGCCTTGAGCAAGTCTTCCACACCATTCTTCTTGTGGAACCGCTCGACGTACTTTGTAATACACCCCACGAAGTAGGCATGGCCGTACAGACGGTACTGGCGGTCCCAGTGCTCTTCCCCGCCGACCTTGTAATGGTACCCACCGATCTGCTCTTGATTGGCTTTGCTCATTGACTGTCCTTAGTAAGGCTATGAAGGGTCTCCAGTAACTCTACTGCGGCAATCGTCGGAGGGTTCATGTCTCTCAGGTAACTCACCCCTACTCGCACTAGGGTGAGCGCCTCCTTGTTCCCCATCCGATGCTGGTGGTAGCCGTAGAGGCAGAGTTCAAACATATCTGCCCACTTGAGACAGTCTTGGAAGTAGCCTCCAGGTACCTCGGGTACTCCCATTGCTACGTTGAACTCGCTCTCCATATACTTCAGCGAGTCCGTCAGGTCTAGACTGGCCCACTTGGCGGGGGCGGGGACATCCCCCGTAAGTGACTCGGCCAGGTCGTGGGTTAGGGCCAGGATAAGCAGTTCTGGCGGGGGAGGCAGAGGCTCAAAGAGCTTGACGAGGATAAGGGCCACCCCCCACGAGTGAGCCGCTAGACTCTGCTCTGGAATATCCACGGTGTGGAACCGGCGAACGCGCCCAGCGGCGTACAACTCGTCGAAGTTCATGCCCATTTTCTCCTACGGAGCCAAGCAACGCACGCTGTGCTGACCGCCTTGTCCTTAATGGCAACGGCTGCGCTAATGGCTAACACCGCGTCCTTTGCCTTGTATGCTTCCCAAGCCATATGCATCGGGCTCAGCACTTGGTCGATGTACTGGGAGTCGTAGGTGTCGTATGGGTAATCAATCCACTCCTCAAACTGAGAGAGGTCCGCGCGCCACCGACTTGCCTCGGTTATGGGAATGTGACCGTTGACCATTTCGTCGGTGTAGTCCCAGGGCGCTTCAACATGATCTAGCAACTCATAGTGTGTCTCGTACATGTGGAAGTCATTGCTGAACTGGACGTAACGACCGACATTGACCCCAACGGCCCGCGCCACGAACTCCTGAAGCATCGACATATGAACAGCGTTGGCGCCATAGGCCCCCCAGATCATATCGTTGGAGCGGCACGTTACGGTCATATTGAGACACTCGTCCTCGATACCGAAGTACACCGCCGTGTTACACGGGATGTCCGACCCGCCGCGATTTGTAGCAGGGTGATCCACGTCAGGGTTGTACATCTGAACCACCGCGCGGCGAGAGTCGGGAAAATTCCTCAAGTGCTCAATGACCCACTTCACCTGGTCATACGTGAAGTGCCTCCGCCACCGCCAGCCGTAGGCCCCCGCAAAGGTGCTCCCATCGTCGGAGTAACGACCAATGTTGGAGTTGAACTGACTGAGCCAGGCCACGTCGTTTCGCCCTGTGAGCATCCAGATGCTCTCAAAGATGTGGAAGAAGGGGTTGGCGTCCCGTTTCGCGTTAAAGAGCATCCGCTCTTGTGGGTGGGTATACGTCGTGGCAACGGGGCCGGAAATGCGCATCACTTTCCCGTTTCGACTATCGGCACCGGCGCCGAGTATGCGCATCTTCCAGAGACCCTCTGCGTAGGCATTGTTGACGTTCCTAGCGGTTATACATAGCATTGTAGTTCTCCAGGTGAAGTTTGAGTTCGGCCTTGATGCGGCGGGCGTTGTCGCCCCGCCAGTTGGCCAGGTTGTTGAGGGCGTGAGCTACGATCATGTCCCCGTACTCCAGCCCATACTTGTCCTTACAGGTGTGGAGGGAGAGCATGGCCTCCACGTAGGGCATTGAGAACAATCTGACGTTATGGGAAGGAAGGGAGTCCCTCCAGACCGTCAGAATCTCGGCGGCGATGCGGTTCAGGGGGCGGGGTGGATTACTCATCTTTGAAGAGCCCGTCGAAGCAGTTCTCGCAGAAGCCGCTGATTTGCGTCTCTCGCCAGCCCGCTTTGGTGTGGACGTTGTCTCGGGTGAAGTACTCGTCGCAATTGACGCAACGAACGTTCTTGAAGCTGTTCACGTTGTCCGCGAAATCCGCCTCGTTGGTCGGCAGAGGATTGCCACTAAGGGATCGTTCCATGGTATCTCCAGTAAGTGCCGGGACCGCCCCGACCCCCCTATTCTAACGCCGACCGCGGGTGTTAGGGGGAGTCCATCCATGCTTTCCAGGCTTTAACGCCTGAGGGGAGAAGGGGGTGAAATGTACCCGAAACGGTCCCGTTATGATCTAGGTCCCATTGTAGGTTCTCTGTGACTACAGAGTCCTCTTTGGCGGTCTCCATGTATGCCTCTATGGCCGCGTCTGTCACCCTATTGGATTGGGTCATGCCAAAGAACCTCAGGGTGTTCATGACGCTCCCGCAGAATGGGCGAATGGTGGAGTTGACCACGAGTCCAGGATACGTTTCTTGCATCTCATAGGGGTAACGACACCTCCACTGGGCCCCAAACGGAGGCTCCACTCCAGCGTACTCCATCCATGCGAGGTAGTATGGAAGATAGGCTCCGCATTTAGGGGCGTGAGAATTGAAGGGGACGTTTTGAATGCTCCCCCCAGGAGTGAACTCTATTTCTGCGCGTCGGGCGTCCACCCAAGAGTTGAGGCCCCTATGTAGAACCGCAATATGGTTCAGGTCCATGTAGGTTAACATGAACAGTTCCATAGAGCAGGCTATCGTGTCTTCCAAGACCTTGTAGGGCTTCATATTCTGTAGCCGGACTTGGCCCGGCCTCCATAGTATTTGATCTTGACGTACTTGTGGAACTCGCAGAGGCAGTTCTGAACATTCTGCGCGTCGAGAACCCACCCCGCATTCCGCAGAACCTCCCTGATCTCGTTGACCTCGTTGATAAAGACATCCTGCTTGATCGTATGCTCCTGCGGGCGATCATAGAGGAAGTTCAGCCCTTTCGTGGAGCCGGGGCCGACCGCACACCAAAAATTCCAGTCCTTGGCGCGCAGAAGGGGGTACACGTGCTTCAGATCGGCTATTACCTGGGCAGCAAGGAAGGAACCAATTCCTGGGCTCTGAACCTTCTCCCAGGCTGAGGCCAGGGTGTCATCTTGGTTGATTTTGGTCTGGTAGTGGTGAAGGCGGGAGTGGACCCTATCGAGCACGCGAGCAATGATGACCTCCTTGGACTCCCCACCTGCGGAGTAGCCCCCGGTGATCATGTAGGCTGACGTCCAGACCTTGTCCCCCCGCGCCTTGCGGTCACCTAGGGCCTTGATAAAGTGAGCGGGATCCCATTCGCCATCGTCGGGAAACCCCAATTCCGACAGCGTTTCTGGCCAGTTGACCATACGGGCTACGCACATGGCGAAGGCGATAGTGTCGGGATGGCGGTTCCTATGGAGCCAATTGGTATGTATCCAACGGGTCACCCGGTCGTCCTCTCGCCTGACGTTACACCACCGCGTCCCCGCCATGATTGAGTCTTGCGACCACCCGTGGGGGAAGGGAAGGGCATTCGACTCTTTGCGAGTCCTCATTCTCTCCCGCTCGTTGACCCAATAGAGCAAGTCGTTCAAATGTTTCTTTATCACGTTTGTTCCTTCTGTAGTTGCGACTACGTTCGGTAGCTGTGATGCGTCTGACCTTCTTGTCCTTCTCCCCCGGCCCCCATTGATACAGCACGATGGAGGGGCAATTGTTCGCGGCCCGGTCGAATCCTGATATGTAGACCAGTTCTGCCTTGCGAAGTTCGCGCAGATAGTCATAGATCGTGGACTTTGACAGGCCGGTGGCCTCGTGTAACTCTGTGGCCGTACACGGGCCTGCGGCCAACTCTTTGAGCAGACGCGCGAAGGTCATAGCTGTAACCCTGACCTTGCGCGTCTTCATGACGCCGAAGTCAGCCATTAGTGGGGTTTACCGAATGTAATGATCTGACTCTCCGTTTCCCGCAGGTTCTTGGTCAAGAATGCATTGGCCGCTTCGTTGAACTCAGCTAGGAGAATGGGAAACACGATCTGCTTGTTCTTCTCATAGTAGATCGGGGCCTTGACCGCTAAACTGTCTCCGGGCAGAGGAACGTCCGCGCAGGGATGCCACTCGCACCCATTAGCGTTGAAGATGAGAACCTCCATGAACTGATGGAGGTCCCCATGGATCCACCGATCCTGGGCCACGTCCAGGAAATCCGCGCCGGTTATCAAACAAGTATCCATGCTCATTTCAGTAGCTCCTTGATTTGCTCGGCAAGATCGCCGTCATGCTTGAAAACAACCACCGTGTGCTTCCCTTCGGCGATCAGCTTGTTCTGTAGCCGTAGGATGGTAGCATGCTTGTTCCGCGTAAGTTGC